AGTCTGGGAAGTATTTGTTGATGAGTTCGACAATGACTTTCGGATCGTACTTAACACTCTCCTGATCCAGGATATCCTTGATCCTGTTGAAGAAGTTTGCTGCAAGGGCGGGTCGATCTTTGGACTTGATTGAAAAGTCCACGACTGCACATCGGGAGTGGAGGGGTTGGATGATTTTGTTTTTGTAGTTGCAGGTGAAGATGAACCTGCAGTTTTTAACAAACTCCTCAGTAAAAGCCCGTAAGCAGAGTTGTACGTCTGGTGTTGTGTTATCTGCTTCATCAATGATGATGACTTTGTGTTTTGCAGTTGACGATAACGAAACGGTAGAAGCGAAATTCTTCGCATTGTTTCGGACAGTATCCAGGAATCGTCCCTCATCGGATCCGTTGATGACATATACGTCTACTCCAAGTTCATGACAAAGTGCTTTTGCTACAGTAGTTTTACCACAACCAGGAGGACCCGATAAAAGAAGGTTTGGCACTTCACCTTTATCTAGGAAATCTTGGAATGTTTTCTTAACATTACTTGGTAAAATACAATCTTCAATAGTAAGTGGCTTAAATTTCTCCACCCACAGGAAATCATTAGTCATAATCAAGTACAAAAAATGTTGTAGTAGTGTCGGGTGTTCGACTCACATGCCTCCTTGGTGGAGGCTCGTATCAATATCTTACCATCATTTCGGACAGAACACCACATTCCGTTGTCCTTCTTTTCGATGGTGTAAGGTTGGTCCATAATCAAAAACAGAATTCAATAATCTTTTGGCCAACGGCCTGTGGTTTACCTTCATAGTATACAGCCTCTGCCTCAGAATTCCTAGAGGGGTCTATGGCGCCTGGATAATCGTCCATGGCACAGAACTGAGCTGCATGTAATGCCTCATGGTCAATTGTTACGTTTACTTGTTCTCTTATGACAGGTTCATTCTGATGAACTTCCTTCAAAGTATCTGTACAGATGACAATTATAATAGAATCATTAAGTGGATCAGACATGGTGTAACCAGCGTAGTCTCCAATATCACAATCACCAACATCTGCATATACTTCAATACCTGCTTCAGCTAAGAGATGAACAAGAGTAACCCTTTCAGGTGTAAGATAACTTAAATCTAAATCCATTCAGGTTTCCTCTCAGGTATACGAATATAATTATTTGGAGCCCAAGGCTTAGATGCAATGTACATCTTATATTTGTCGAAGATGGATATTGAAGTATCCAACTTAAACTCATCAGGACCTGCGAACACAAAATCTTTGACATTCACATAGTCATTGATGTGCCATCTCTTGTCAGGAGGCATCATCTGAGAGTGATTGTGGAAGATACACATTGCCTCGTTAAGTGTTTTCTCACAGGTGTGTTGCTTACCATACCTCTTGGTATATTCCCAACACATTTCAAACCCCAAGGATAACATCCAGGCAAAGTTCTCATAGGACTTTGCTGCCCACACTGTACAAGGGTGGTGTTTGAATCCACCAGTGGTGCTATAGGGTTCTCCATCCTTCTTGTGGATAGGTTCCCAGTCCCAGTGGAACTTGGAATAGATGACAGAGGCCATTTGACAGGTCTCTAATGGCATCTTGACAATGTGTTTATCTGGGAGAGATTGTGCAGAGATCCTAGGACTTGGATCCGTGACGAAAATGTTCATATGTTTTCAAGAATACCTCTTGGTATAAACCAGTATGGCACAGATTGCCAGTTTCGTCCAATCAAATATGCACGATAAAACAATTTGACATCACCTATACCATTCCGGTAAGACTTGGGGTAGATGGTTGTACTCATAAAACCAAATACCATAACATGAAAAAAGTTTCCAGCTGGATGATGTCCGAGTTGGAAACCTAAAAGTTTTGCCTCATCCTCTACACTGAAACTCAAGCGGAAGTGGTCATGGAGTTGGTCATGTAACTCTGTACATTCACCAATTCCAGGTATCCAATTCTCTAAGAATTCAATGTAGGGATCAGGTTGCATGATGTGCTTTGAGGTTAGGGTCAGGATTACTTTCAATCCGTGGTTCCTTTCTCTTAATGACAATAAACTTGTCAGCTGCAAAGGTACCAGAGATTTTGAACTCTAATTCAGTTCCATCTTCCCAGATAACTTCACCATTCTTCTTTCTCATATCAAGGAGACACTCAATCTCCTTGATGATCTCGGGTGTAATCTTCATCAGCCGAAAGTGCTGTCAGGCTCAAGTGCGATATAGTATTGCAAGTCCATATTCTGGCTGGTAAAGCGTGACAGGAGTTTAGAAGATACAACAACATCATAGGTACCAGGAAGAACCTTCATATTCTCTTCCTTGAAGTTGAAACAGAAAGTATCACTGGTTTCACCAACCTCAATGGCAAAATCATTAGAGGTATCATTCTTCTTATCACGTGCTACCAGTTTGATGACTTCACCATCACCAACCACAGAGATGTCGGGGAGTTGATACACAGAAGATGCCTTCTTGAGTTTCTCCAGTTGTTGACTGGTCAAGACAAACTCAACGTCCTCGGAAGGGAGAGTAATCTCTTTCTCAGGAGGAGACACGATGACGGTAGGGTCAGCGAAGAAATACTTCGAACGCATACGACCTTCTTTGATCACCACATACTCATCACGAGTAAAGTCCAGATCTGCGTTCTGATGAAGGGACAGACCATTCAGGAACTGAGTCAGGTCATAGATACCAAAGTCCTTGGGGAACTCTTCACTTACAGTGGCTTCCACGAGAATATTTTTCATGACTGAAATAGTTCTCAATTTGCTACCCTCTTTGAAGAGAATAGACTGGTTGATTGAAGAGAAGTTCTTCAGGAGATTTACAGTGCTGTCAGATAATTTCATTGTAAGATGTTTTCAATAGTATAGGATGTTTTTTTGGTCTTGTGAAGCTCTTTTAGAAGGTCTCATAATTATCTTGTGGTTTTTTGGTGAGACCAGAGAAGTGATACAGGAGAATACAATAGTGGATAGCTTTAAGAATGTCAAGTTGGGACTTGCCATTCTTTTTACCAAACCTTGACAGATATTTGATTGCGTTGGAACGACAGAAAGCTTCGGAGTCTCCGATACTATCAATCAGATCCAGAGTCTGAGTTTTGTTATCGTTCGCATAGTGTGCTCTATACGTTCCACTCAGATAGTCACGGAGTTCTTTGAGGATGACATCCTCAGAATACTTCCAGTAACCATTGTTATTATCGATATTCAAAGTTATTTCGTTTTGTTCGGGTAAGGGATTTTCAAAGTCATCATAGTGTTCAGACTTTTTGGG